CCACTCATTCCACCCATTTGAGGTGGTGTTAGCGGGATCAACCGGTGTCATTTAGGATACCCTTCCGCGCTTGGGATAGAGACCCAGAGGGTCCACGAGTCAGTCAACGATACGCCTCCATGGGGAACACCGGGAGGACAGTAGAGCATATCGCCGCGCTTAAGGTGGTGGGTTTCACCTCTCAACTCGATCGTCATCTCACCTGAGATGACCAGGAGCCACTCTCGTTCGTCATGGTGATGTTGCTCGAATTCAGTTCCAGCCTCCATGAAGAGGCGTTGTACTGCGTAGGATCCGTCATTCCAAAGACAGAAACCCCTAGCAACCTCTTCCCCTTCATGGTTGACGTACGGAACCGTATGGGGATCCTGACAGGTCTCGGCGAACTGAGGTAACGTGTGGGTTATCTCGTCCAGCCTCTTGAGGTGTTCACTCATCTGAGTCATCTTCCGCTTCTTCGCCCTCCGACAGATCTTCGAAGAGGTCAGGTTCTGCAACGGGTTCTGGTTCGACTTCCGGCTCGGGTTCGGGCGTTTCAACCGGAGCTTCCCCTCGGTTCACTTCCCGTGCGAAGACCTGGAGTCCATCCACCTGGAAGACGTCTTCCCAGGATTCCCGGATGGCGGTCACGATTCGATCCTTGGCCTCGGGAGTTGTGACCGTCAGTATGGGTCTCCCGGGAGCCGATTCCTTATGTGCGATTATGATATCGAACATGAGAGTTCTCACTCCAATTAGTTGGCGATGAAGGTTGAGGGAGTTACCTCTGAGCCCGACGGATCTTCACCCGCATGTTTGAGCAGCTTACCCCATCGGTAGAGGTCGGCCCGAGCCAGGACGGGCAATGGGTAGGGTCCCAACGCAGTGTCCACCAAAGGGCAACGCGGCGGAAGAGCGCTCTGGGCGGCGACCTTTCCATCCGTACCGAAGAGGTAGGCGCAGTAGGCGATCTCCTCTCCGACAAGGATGGTGTCGTTTCCACTCCAATTGAGTTCGCCGTCTCGAAAGGAGACCATTACTAACTCCGCGATGGGAGTCGCTCGGACCCAGATTCGAACAGTAGCTTTACGAAGAGCGATCCCACGAGCCATACCCTCATTCAACGGAGTGGTAGGATCGGTGATGGCTTCAATGGCCAAAGCATCAGCGTCCTCGGTAAAGAACTCGATCAGAGCGTTGATGGGATCTCCGTCCTCATCCACAACCACTGCTCGAAAGATGATGCTATCCCCAACCCGTGGAGGGGTGAGGTATTCAGCCGTGAGAATGGCTTCGGTGACAGTACCTTGGATCGTGATGACCAATGTATCCGTCACCTCTTGGGCCCTGACAGGCATCGCGAACAGCAACGCCACGAGTAGGTATCTCAGATGCTTCATGATTTACTGCTCCCTTGCAATCCCATGCTCCATCGAATGGGCGGTCGAAGGTTTCCTCCAAAGTTCCCATTTCCACTGGGAGTGTTATGGAGTTTGACGATCTCGTCGGGGAAGTTTCTATACCGACGATCAACGATGATATCCAATGGATCAAAGACGCAACGACCACAGAGGATGAAGGATTCGGCACCATAGGTTCGGATGAACCATTCTTCGTCTTCTAGGATGGCCTTCATCTCTTCTTGGTGTCGTCCATTCCATTGAGATAGGGTGAACTTAGGTCCGGCCATATTGCACCCATCACATACGGCTCGAATCTCGATCATGATAACTGCTCCCCGCCAACGTGATTCGCCGGACCACCAGGCGGCGGTCCCTGTCTTTTGGAAGCCTGGGCTCCTTTTCTAGTTAGGGTAACATCTGCAAGGGTCAGTTGACCCCATGGTGCTCGGGCAATTACTACACGCTGATGCCGCCGAACCGTTACTGATCCGCTGCCTTTTTCCAGTCCAGAAGGACAAGAGAGCATACCCACGAAAGGCGGTGCCGCAGATGCCACGGCAGGGTTACGATGACGGGGAGCCATATCAGTTACCGTTCGTCCGAACCTTATCACCAGCGTGGATCGAGATCGCGAATACGCCAGAGAGGATAGCCGTCAGGATCGAGGATACATCGGTCTCACCCACCATGGCAAGTTCAGTGGGAAGTGGGACCCCCGCCCAGTTGCCAATCCAGGTCAGTATGAAAGCGACCACCAGAACCACGATCCTTTGGATCGCGGCCGGGAAGCCGTCGATCTTGATGAGCCCTGATAAAAAGTCGGGAAGACCTGTAGCGAGGAAGTCCGAAGCGATCTTCAGGTACTTCATGATGAAGGTGGTAAGGAAAGCCACCACCACAGGAATGATCGCGCCGATCAGTTCTGTGAAGGAGCCTCCTTCCACCGGCTCGACAACGGCGACGGTATCTGTCACCTGAGCAAACACCGCGAGAAGAAACAGGTCCATCTTTACCTCCTTTGAAGAAGTCTTCCGATCCAGCGGAAGAAAGCCTTGTCTACCTTCCCATCCGTGACGAAGTGGATCCACAGCCACGTAAAGAAGATGTTGAAGGCCCAGCGAACTGACCAGTGCCAGGTCTTGATCCACCAGATGAGGTTGGAGAATAGATCATCTCCTGGACCTCCGAGATTACTGAATTCGAAGTGACAGAAGTAAACGAGCACCATGATCAATGGGATACCCCATATCATCAGATACTTGGTCGGAGGTTTCTTCTGAGCCATTAGAGTTCCTCCATCAACTGGAAACCCTGGTGCATGCGGAGACCATGGGGGATCTGTAACGGAGAGAGTTGTTTGATCGTGGACAGGAAGCTTCTCCGATGCATATGGACCGTGTCATCATCGTCGTAGACGAAGAAGAATTGTTGGTGGGTTCCACATGCTCGGTTAAGTTCGAAGAGATGAACCATTGCTTCATCGTCCTCGATCTCTGGAATCGTGAAGTTGAAGATGCGCCGGCGGGGTCTTTCATCATGATGGATAGCTCCGCCGTCAGATTCAGTTCTGGTGGATGTAGTATGCCACCCGAGCTGAGCACCTTCTTTGAAGTTGATGGTTGGTTGATAACCCGAGAAGATGACCAGTCGGCCTATCTCGATGTACCCATCGGCATTCCCCGTATCGACGATCTCGATTCTCCAATACCGTTCGGTCTGAGGAGATGAGCAGATGTGGATGTAGTCTGGTACATATCCTGCATCATACTCGGCCTGTTGAAGGGATCCATCTCTACTGGCTGGAACCTCCCATTGAGGCATGTTCGATGGGTAGATATCAGGGATCGCCGCTTCAGCACCAGGGTTGTAGTCAGGAGATGAGAAACCAGAGTTATCATCCGCGTAGATTCGGACCGTACCCGAGAGGCTGATGTTGTGTCCGATCAGGGCAACGCCATAGATGTAGTAAGCTGCACCCAGATCGACATCAAACTTCGTATTGGCACTCGCGGCGGACGTTGACCGAGCGACTTTGGATAGCCGTCGGTGTTGCATATTCGCCAGAGGGAGGTCGGATTCCCAGCTACCGCCAGAAAGAGAACCTCCGTCTGATCGAATAGGATGCCCGAATACGCAGACGCCCATGATTTACTCCTTACGCCTCGTAGGTCCGCCGGAACCGCGTCGGGTCCTGCGCGAACCACCTTTGGATCCATAGGGAAGCTTCTTCTCCTTCTTCTTGAAGATCCTGTTTCCGAAGATGAAGAAGAAAGCCACAACCACCAGTGTTACTGCTCCGCCGAGAATGATATCCATGATCTTATCCCCAGATGATGAACGTGACCTGCTTCTTCCGAGCGTTGGGTTGAACTTCCAATACTCGGAAGAGCTTTCCCCCACTCAAGCCATATCTCGCGTGGGTAACCTTAATGACATCACCAAGATCAATATCCTGTGTATCATCGTCTAGAGGAACAACCAGCTCAAACCGATCCCGTTTCACACCCCTTAGGGTTTGACGACGGTTTACTTCCGACTGTGCGTTGGCTTCAACTTGGAGGATCGTTTCTTCAACGGTCTGGAGTGCTAACAGGTGTTTGGTCTGTACACTCGAATCCTCAGAAGATACTTCCCTCCATTCCTGCGCGAGGAAGGCTAGACGAGCAGCAGTTGGTGCCATTATCTATCTCCGATATACTGCCGAGAAAAACTTCGCCGGTTGGTATGAATCCTGACGCCATACACCTTCGAGTTCGGCAACGGGTTCCCAGTCCTTGAACGCTTCCTTGATTCCTTCAACCGAGATCTGATGGAGATGGAGGTCATCGATTTCATCATCGATCCATTCCCATATCCGAACGATCATCCCTAAGCTCTTAAGGTTCTCGAAGCAGAGGTTCAGATCTTCTACGTGTTGGAGAACGTTATAACACCAGACTTCATCGAACTCGCCAGGGTTGTGTTTGAATACGTCTTCCAACCTACAGGTGAACCTTCTGAGTCCTGCCTTCTTGAACCGTTCCTCATCGAGGTTCGAGAAGGTTAGCGGATCGAGCACTGCACTCTGATGATGGACCTTTCCTTCTTCAGCCCAGTCGAGCAAGAGAGGTTGTGGACCCGATCCAACGTCGATAATCCTTCGACCCTTGATCTCGGATTCATAACCAGCCAGGTCGAGCATCATCGAATAGACTCGTTGCTTCCTCTTTTCGTTTGGCCTGAACTTCTCGTTAGCATGGAACTTACCTTCGAGCTTCTGTGCCTTCTCCCATCCCTCAAGAGGTGGTACCTTCGAGACCACTGTTCCGAACTTCGATCTCATCTCATACCACCCCTCGCCCTGTAGCCCTTTGATGTAGTCGAATACATCGAGATACATGTTCCCGATACGATCGAATCCATAGAGCCTCTCGGCCCTTTGGGCTATATAGCTACGGTCCAAGTCAGGGACACGTACCAAAGCCGCCAGGAAGTCACCTAGGGTATGGCAACGGAATCCTGTAACCTGATCCTCGATGGTTTCAGTAAAGGCCCCGAACGAGGTAGTGAGAACAGGCGTCCCACAGAGCATAGCTTCGACGGCCACTCCACCAAATGGTTCTGAGAAGTTGGTAGGCATAACGCAGGCCATGGCGTTGCCCAGGTATTCACTTCTCTCGGTTCCAAACAGAGGTCCTACATATCGAAGGTTCGGGAGATCCAACCACTTCTTGGGATCTCCTTGGCCGGCGATCTCGAATTCCAGGTCAGGTCGATGCTTGGCCATCTCCCAAACAGTGTCCAATCCCTTGCACGGATCGATCCTTCCGAGAAAGACCACTCGGTTTGATTTAGGAGAAGTGTTGATCTCCCACTCATCGAGGTCGAAATAGTTTGGAATGACCCACTCGTAGTTCCTCCCATTTCGACCTCCATCTTTTCCGTGATGCCAGTGCATCCAAGCGTAAGATTCAAAGACCCTATAGTGATCGTTCCCGGGATAGAGTTCAGGGTAACCAATACCACTTTCGACGAACTTGTAATGCCTTCCCTGTATGGCATCGAAATGAGCATGTCCAAAGGGAAGGAGAACGATGTCGTTCTTCACATCGACGGTATCCATCAGGATCCGACGAAGCCTCTTGTTGAATTCCTTGTAAAGAGGGTTTCCTGAGTTGGCGTCATCACCATGGAACTTGGTCTTATCGGATCCATCATGACCACGAAGTTGGTTCTGTTCTTCTCGGGTCATAATTTCGATATGCTCAGCAGCTAAGGTCTGAGCTCCTTGAACCCCATAATGAACCATGGGAGGACCACCAACTTCTTCCATCATCTTCGGAAACTTCAGTACCTTTCCTGTGAAGGCACAATGCGAATGTTTCTGATCAGTTACTGTATGGGCTAAGCCCAGTATGTGGAGCTTCATCTTTTCCTCCGGCCGCGTGCCAGCCTTTAGAGATTATGTTGGGACGGGTTGCCAGTTTGCTCGTGACTGTCCGCTACTCCATGTTGGAACATCCCCATCTGAGGGAGTTCCGTATACAACTAGACCTCCTGATCCTGTAGCTCCCGTGGCTCCTTGAGAACCAGGAGTACCAGGGTCTCCTTCTGACCCCGTAGCGCCGGCGGGTCCAGTGGCTCCTGTGGGTCCAGCAGATCCTGTTCCAGTGGCTCCGGCGGGTCCCTCAACCCCAGTAGCTCCCTTGGACCCAGTAGCACCAGTGACTCCGGTTTGACCTGTCTGTCCGATCCCTGGGTCTCCATCGGCTCCGGTTGCACCAGTCTGACCCTTATCACCTGATCGGAAGAAGATGACGTCGATATCTTCACCCGACGAGAACATGGAACCTGAGTAGTCCACGTCGGTTGCGTATACTCTACTCCAACCTGAATAGTTGATCACATTCGTGATGGCCAGAACAACCCACTTCGAACCGGCCGAGTTTCGAATAATGAGATGACCCTTCGTGCTAGATGAAGAAGCATCCCAATGGTTAACCCAACTTTCAACGTTGACCCCGTTAGCATCGAGATCGTCGACTGCCAGGCTGGAGATAGATGCAAAGGAACCCGAGTTGAACCTCAGGTCTCCACTACCAGGGTCGGACATGGAAGTACTGGTGTCGAAGTTGAACGGTGTACCAGCAATCCCCTTGGATCCCGTTGCACCAGTAACTCCCTGAGCACCCTGGGCTCCCGTTGCTCCCGTGTCGCCGTCGAAACCTTGGATACCACTAGCACCTTGTGAACCTGTGGCTCCAGTGGCTCCCATCTGAGCTATCTTTTCCCAGTCAGGAGAAACTCCTGGTTCCTGATTATAACTCGTTGAAACGATGTTGATCCAAGTCGTTCCCTCATGTTCCACCATATCGTTTTCTTGATAGGTGGTTGTACCCGTCCAGCCGCCTTCCCAGGTAGCACCGACTTCACCCTCGGCCCCAGTAGGACCTTGAGTACCTTGAGCGCCTGTTGCCCCTTGAGTACCTTGTGCCCCAGTAGCTCCTGCTACTCCATCATCGCCCGTGGCCCCTTGGGCTCCCTGGGGTCCCTGAGAACCCGTAGGTCCTGTAACGCCGGCGGATCCAGCAGCTCCCGTGGCTCCGGTCTGTCCGGCCGCGCCAGCAGCTCCTGTGGCTCCTTGAACCCCGGCTGAACCTTGGGTTCCTGTGGCCCCTTGGGCTCCGGCTGCTCCTGTGGCTCCATCATCACCATCTGCTCCTTGAATTCCCTGTACGCCAGTGGGTCCCTGTGCACCCGTCGGACCTACTGCTCCCGTGGCCCCCGTTACACCTTCGGCGGCGATGAGTTCCCAGTAGGTGGCGTTAGGCGGTACCTGGTTCGTGTGGGCTTGGATACAGATGTAAGCAGAGCCGTCGTAGTATACTGCTTCATCTATGGCGTAGGTAGTTCCTGAATCCCACTCACCCAACCAGAACATCCCCTTAACACCCGTGGGACCCTGAGCTCCCTGAACACCAGTGGGACCTTGAACACCCGTAGGACCCTGAGCCCCTGTTGCACCAGTATCACCCTGAGGTCCTGTGGATCCCGTATCACCAGTAACACCCGTCTGACCAGTAGGACCTCCGTCTCCCGTGGGTCCAGCATCCCCGGTTGCACCCGTTTGACCATCGAGTACATACTCGGCCTGGACGTTGTAGTTCTTCTTGTATCGGAGGATGGTTTTCCAACTTGGAAGACCTGATCCTTTCTCTCTTCCAATAAGTTTCTGGAAGGGCCTCTTCATATCATCAGCGACGAAGGCTTGAACCTCTGACCCTGATGGAGCAAGAAGCTGTTGGATCCTGAAGTCCCCGGTCCGATCAACTCCCCACCACGCTCCAGCTGTACCAGCCGTCAGATCAAGAGCTGCGGCAACCGAAACTTCTCGGTCGAACCAGACTCCACATTCATATCCGAAAGCTGAATCTAGGGTGGTGATATCTGAGGCGTTCCAATCAGATGCTGATAGGCCGGCCTCGGTTAGGATACCCTTGAAGATCTGAGCCACTGTTCTATTCGCGACAGCAGCTCCTTGAACCGCGTCACAGGTAACCAATCCGACGGGTGAAGATCCCAATCTGAACATCCCGTTGGCGGGATAGACTTTGAAGTATCCAGCCGAGGGTTGTTTGGCATCATCCAGAAGATCGGCTTCACTCGCGTAATCAGCTTCCTGACTCAGGGCCTCTGCCCTATCGTATACGGCGGTTACATCTGCCAGTCCATCGTGGAATTGATAGATCAACTTCGCCGTGTTGACGATCGGAGGGTTGATGTTCTGAACAGATCCGAAGAGAAGAGGTTTGGGCTTACCTCCAATGTCGTCCTCGGTCCCTTCGAGTCCAGCTGGAAGAACGTTGTCTCCTGCATACTTCGTGGACTGAAGAGGAACGTTGACCTCGAACTGTCTATCCCTTACTCGAATCGAAACCCTAGACCTTGAAACCTCAGGTTGTTCCATGGTCCCTTTGAAGACCGTGGTCCAACTGCCAGGGTATGCATCGCCGGGATCTCCCCGACGAACGATGATCTCTCTACCATCCAACCCATAGTCCAACCAATCGTCGAGTTCTCCATCAGAGTTATCAAGGATCAGAGTACCATATCCGATCCTCGTCCGACCACTGGTTGTACCTGGTGCGAACAGGGCTCGCTTTACATCGAGAGGTTGTAGAATACGAGGATCAAAGAAGGTATTGTCTGGAGTATCCGTTGGGAGAGTAGCATACCCCAGTCCATCAGAGAAGTAGAAGGTTACTTCTCCAGTCCCTTCAACGTAGGCCTTGAGTTCGGTTAAGTAGATCATTCTGGAAGAACGTCCCCAGGTCCGAGTCTATCGATACCATCATCGACTTCGTTGACTGCCAGTTCTACTGCCCTCATCCGTTCGCTGAGATCATTGAAACCTGCTTGGAGAAGGTCCATCTCTTCGTCAATCTTGTCCACGATTGGAGTGAAGTCAATCGGAGGATCAATTGGATCGCCACCATCAGGAGGCGGAATGATGATGGGTCCGTCGGCGAAGATATCTCTGGTCTCTCCTGTGTTGTCAGCAGTTTCCTCAGTAGCTCGAACAATATTCAGGAATTCGATCAAGGCGTCAGCAGCGGCTTGGTTGGCAGCAGCTGCGGCCGCGTTAGCAGCATCGATCTGTTCCTGTGCGCTGACCCTCGCAGCGTCCGCCTGAGCCCTTAGGTCGGCGATGATTTCATTGGCTTCCTGTCGTGCCGCCGCAGCTCTCTCGTCCAGCGCTGCGATCTGAGCTCGGGCGTCTGCTTCAGCCTGGTTCTTCGCCGCGTTTATGGAATCCAGTTGGGCCTCCGCTGCATCTACTGCGGCGTTAGCGGCATCCACCTGGGATTGCATACCAGCAGTCTGCTTCTCGAGTTCTGCCAGCATGGCCTCTTCGACGGTCAGTTGATTCTCGAACTGACCCCGGATCTCTTCGATGGTCGAAGTGACGTAGTTATAGTCGGAAGCATATCCTGCGTTGCTAGCGTTAACTGCCCTCGAAGCATCGAGCAGAGCCTTAGCCACAGTAGGCAGTTGACCCGCAGCATCTGCGTCTCCTGCTCTGGCCTGGGCTAGAAGTGCTTCATACTGACGACGCGCTTCCTCAAGCTTACGAGTAGGAGATAGAGTACTGGCGTCAGAAAGAGCGAGTTCATCAGAGAATGCTCCTAGTGAATCGACCACCTTACGGGTAGCAGCAACCAGTCTCTCCTGCTCCTTCAACTGATCCTCATGTACCCTGAGTTGTTCCTCAGCAACATCAACTTGTTTTTGTGCCATGTCCAATCGGGATCGGGCAGCAGCAATTTGATCGTCGAACTTGGCTGTGTTCGCCTTGATGGCTTCCTTCTGTTCGTTGATTGAAGCGAGCTCGGCAGCGAGTCCATCTCGAACCGTTTTCTCCTGAGACTTAAGGGAGGTCAGGGTAGCATTCAGGTTTGAATTGATGGAGTTGATTGTGTTCTGTAAATCAACCGCCCTCTGAGCTGATGCCCGTTCCTCTTCGTGAAGCAGGTCGATGAACTCGAGGAATGAATCAGAGGCTCCACCAGCAACTAGGCCGGCCCTCTCATCCTGTCTCCTCATTTCGTTTCGGATGTTGCTACTCATATCAGTGAAGCCAGTAGCATCATAGATCCGAGCTTCCCATTCCTGGAAGTTGGTAGACGCCTGAGTTGCAGCATCTCCTACTGCCAGGATGGCGGCAGCTAGTTCTCCGTCGAGAACGGCGACCAACCTCTGGAACATCTCCTCGGTTATGATACCTGCTTCAACCAGTGCTTCAGCCGCCTCGATCTCTTGCTGTTGCTGTTCCACTAGCCTGGCGGTTACTTCACCCTTCTTATCTCCTGCTAGGGCGGCCTCACGGGCTTCTAGATCGGCGAGGAAACCCCGACGTTCCTTCGCCGCGTCATTGGCCTTCCTAAGAGCTTCAGCTTCATCCTCGAGGATCTGGATTCTTTCGAGTTCCGCGAGAGCCGTATCGCTAAAGCCTCGGGCGATAGCATCCCTGATCTGTTCTTCTTTCTCAAGCCTTCTCTGTTCACTAGCGACGAACTCATCATTGCCCTGAGCCGCAGCTTCCCTGATGGCCAGGGAGGTCATGAAGGCTTCTTCTTCTTTCCTCAGGGTTTCCGCCATATCTTCGAAGGCCTGTTGGATTTGAATCAAAGCACTGGCGATCAACCGTCCGTTGTCATCAACCAGTTTGATTCCAGATGCTTCAACCACCTTCCTGAAGTCTTGGATGGACATCCCAAAGGATTTGAAGATGTCGTTGAACTGATCATAGAGCTTATGGGTAGACACGGTGTCAGTAACATATGATCCGAGCTTACCCCATCCACCTTCTTGCTGACCGAGTTTGAGAATGGCAGCGGCAATGTCCTTCGATACTTCAAACTCCTCAGCTCGGATACCAACAGACCCTTCCAAGTTCTCTTTGATCTCGGAGAGCCTCTCAGCATTTTCTTTGAGGAGTCGGTTTCTCATTTCATCCCGACGTTTCCGTTCCTCATCATCTCCACCGAACAGTCCCTTGAGAAGACCGATACCTCCAATGGCTAGGCCGGCGATTCCCATAGGTCCACCAGTGGTCAAGCTACCCAAAGCATCACCTATACTGGATCCTTGGTTCAAGGCGTCCATCATCTCGGTGATACCATACTTCTTCGCCAACATCGTCGCCAGGATGTTAGATGCCAGGTCCTTGAAGATCCCTAGCACGTTATCGGCGAAGTCCTCGAATCCATTGAGTCCATCGTCGAAGATATCGTTGAACAGTCCAGCGAAGGAGTTCTGAATGTTCCTCGCTGCTTCGGCGTAAGGTTCGGCCAGTCTCTTCGCCTTCTCAGAAGCAAGACGTTCTTGTTCCTGTTTCGCCCTTTCGCTTTCCTTCTCGGCATCAGTAAGACGTTCCTGTTCTTGAGCAGCTTGAGCCGTTACTTCGGCCGCCTCCCGAACAGCACTGATTTGATCTTGGGTCAGCTTGATGTTCTTCTCCTTGGCCAGTGACTCCAACTGTTGTACAGCGGCTTCACCTGCCAGGGTTATCTTCAAAGCGTTGAGGGCCTCGTTCCCTGCGACCTGAGCCATCATCAAATTGATCTGTGTTTCGGCCGCCTGTTCGGTAGCAGCAACGAACTCGTTGAGTTCCTCAATGGCTGTCTTCTTATCCTCAGCAGCTTGAAGCTCGATGGTCTGTTCCTTCAGGTCGTACAGAGCAGCGGTCTTGGCGTTGATGATTTCGAGTTCTCGACCTGAGTACTCCGAAGCATTTTGGATCAGAGCAGCTCTCCGCTCATACTTCAGGTTGATCAGATCAATCACCTTCTGTTCGGCCCCAATAGCCTGGTTCAACTCTTCAACCTTATCGATCTCAACCTGCATAGCATCTGCGACCTTAGATGCTAACTCGAACCTCTTCCTTCCTGCTTCGGCATCGGCCGTGCTTATTCCCTCAATCTCCTGACGTTCCCTCATCAGTCGATTGATTTCTTCGAGCATCTCCTTCTCACGATCCCATTGCTTCGTGTTCTCAGCGAAGTCTTCGGGATCCATGATCTGTCCCTGTGTACTATGGATCTCGGCTCGAAGGATCTCCCTCCTCCTCAGTTCGATCTGAAGAGCTTGGAGCTGTTCGTTATTTAGTTCTTTGAGGGAGTTCAGTTTCTCCTGGTATGCTTCAGCCTCTTCCCTCGCCGCCTCGGCCGCTTCTCTCTGTCGCTTACGCCAGATGAAGACGGCGGATGCGATGGCGGTGATACCTGCGATGGCTAGCCCGATCCAACCGAAGGAAAGTTGGAGGAGCAGCATGGCATCCCTTACGCTCTTGATCGCGGGTACGAGTGAGAGGAAGGTTGATACCGTCTGGAGTGCGATGAAGGATTTGAATACTCCAACCACCGCAGATACAGCCTTAACCAATCCCGCTGCACCGAAGGCGATAGTCAGCGCGATTACTGCGTCCTTGATCAGATCGATGTTCTCAGCTAGTAGCTCAGCCGCAGGAATCAATTTCTCGAGGATGGAGTTCCCCAGATCAATCATACCGTCAGTGATCTGTTTGGTGGCTTTACCCAACCTCTCGAAGGGAGCTTGCATCTGCTTATCAGCAACCTCCTTCGTGGTTCCTCCTGCATCCCTCAAAGCTGCTTCGTATTCCCTGATCTTCTCAGAGGTTCCGATCAAGGGAAGGATGACGCCCTGCACCCTGGCCTGGAATCCCAAGGCCTCTAGAGCTGCTACCCTCTCGGCATCTGCCAGTGGAACGAGGGCTCCTTCAAGGTCGGATACGATATCAGCCAGGTTGGCCATCTCTCCTGATGCATCGAAGACCTCGACGCCTAGCTGTTCGTATACTTCGGCGTTGTTGATTGCTGCGGAGGACATGAGTCGAAGGATCCTGGAAAGACCAGTACCTGCGACCTGTGCTTTAACACCCTGATCCGCGAAAGCTGCGAGGACAGCAACACCCTCTTCCATATCCTTACCCATGGATCTGAGTGCTGCACCCGCTTCAGTTGTTAGTGAGGTGGCGAACTGTTCGACCGATGCGTTCGCCAGAGTATTCGCTTTGACCAGGACATCGGTTACTGACGTAAGGTTCTTCAGGTTCTCCTGTGCATCTTTTGAGGTAAGGCCCAACGCGCTCTGCGCATCGGTGGCGAGGTCGGTGGCTTGTGCCATGTTGAACATACCCGCCTTGGCGAACGTAGCCACCGCTCCCATCGCCCCGATACTCTGCTGAGCGTCGAACCCAGCAGAGGCTAAGTAGAAGTAAGCCTCTGCCGCCTTGGTAGCTCCAAGGTTCATTTCGATCCCAGCCTGACGAGCAGCATCTGCCATTTCACCTTGAAGGGCAGCGCTTACATCTTCCATGATGGATAGGGATTGCTGCATGGCTCCTTGGAACTCGCCGGCCATGCGAGTAGCTTGCTGAAGGAAGATGCCAGCACTCAAGGTGGCTCCCAGCTGGAGCATGATCGAATTGACCGCGCTTCCAGCCTTACCGAGTCCCTTGAGAGCCGCCTCAGAAGAAGCAGCTTCTGCTTTCATCTGCCTCCCATCGAGCCGAAGCCCGAGGGTTGCAATATCTACTCCACCGTTAGCCATCTTGGTTGTCCTCTTCGCCGGTACTGGGATAAAGTGAAACTCTGTCCAGCAGTACTAAAGCCCTCACCTCATGAGGTTGAACTCGTCGGTCTGTAGCAATACCCCATTCAGTTACATCGCCCCAGGTGATGGGCTCAGGACCATTGACTCCGGTTCTTCTTCCAACTTGTAGTTCTTCCAACCAATCGAATAGGTATTCGAGTAGCCAGGGAAAGGGAGGCCCATCTAAGGCCGACGGGTCCTCCCTTCCCTGACGTATCAGTGCCTGGAGATGTTGTTCCCAGGTGTACCCATCTGATTGCTTCTCTTTCAGCAGCGCCAGAAATCTGACGTACTCGATAAGATCTACAAGCTCGCTTCGAAAAAACGAGAGTGATCCTCCATGGCCGATTCCACCTGTTCTCGGATCCAAGGAGCTGCGTCAAGGATAACCTTGGCGTTGTCCTTCGAGAAGGGAATCTTCTTCCCCCTGTCGATCAGTCCATCGAACCCGAGACTACAAGCAGCTACCAACTCCAAGGCCTGCTTCCCGAGGAGTTCTCCGGTCACGCTCTGAGAACGACCCTTCTTGACCGTCCTCGTGACCTGAGATTCCTTGGCCCGTCGGTAGATGTTGCTGTAGGATCCCGCGACCTTCCAGGTGACGGGCTTCTTCTCACCGTTCTCCTCGTAGAACATCTTCTCGCCTTCGATGTCGCTGAGGTGAATGGTGACTCCTTCATCTTCCCTCTCGGCCACTGGTTTGGCGGAACCGAGATCAAAGCCTCCAGAGATTCCCTGTGCTTCCTGTCCTTCTGACGGCGTGCTCATCATAAGCCTCCGAGTTTGTCCTGAGCCTCCGCCGTGGCACGCCTGAGTGAATTGCGGAAACGAGTGCTCTTCCCCAGCACGACGGAGACACAGGACAAATGATTCTTCTTCAACTAGACCTCTTAAGTGCGTGCAGTCATAAGAGGGTTAGGGTTTATCAGGTCTCGGTGTAGATACCGAGCATCGTCTGATCGTAGCCCGTGGCCGAAGCCTGCAGACCAGCCATGAACGGAAGAGACTCCACCATGGCTCCATCGGATCCGAGAGCAGCATCGGCATCGGTGAGTTTGATCCGAGGAACGTAGAGGCCGAAGGCTTTCTTCGGGGTCCCGGTCGGTTCCTGGAGAAGGACGTTGAGTTCGAACTCGGTCTCGGCATCGAAGGCGCTCACGTAAGTGAGATCCTGTCGGACCAGGGAGATGGAGCCTCCAACCACCATGTTGTCATCGAAGACATCGGGCGTAGTAGATCCGCCGATGATGGGCAGCGTTGCACCACCAAGGTTGATGTCCAGTTCGAACGCGGTAGCGATAGCGATATCGGTTCCATCCAGACCGAGTAGAGCATCCGTGAAGACGAGACCTTCATTGGTATGCTCAGTCGGAGAGGTGTAGTACGGAGAAGATCCGGTGGCCAGTCCTTCCATCGAAGCACCAAGCAGCCGGAACTCAATCGTGGCCATTCCGTCGGGCTGACCTCGAATGGTAGCACCAACGACCCGACACCCACCGAAGACCTGCGACTGATCGATGTCCTGGTAGTACTGATCGATGTAGAAAGACCGACGTACCGGAGTCGTGGCGTTGACCAGCTTCTTGAGGATGGTCAGGGTGAAGGCGTTATCCGGAGAAGCGTCCAGGGTCAGAGGAGTACCAGCCACCGTGATGGTGGTAGCATCCACTGCCGTGACCCGAAGATTCAGGTTGTTGTTGGCCGAGGTGGCATGATCCGTGAGACGAACGATATCTCCAACCCGAACGCCTTCGGACAACCAGGATCCTCCCGCCGCCACGATGGTGGAGGTGGTAGTGGTGATGGAAGTCATCTCGGACTCGGTGATGGCTACTGCCGCCGTCCAGGTTGACCTCATCAGTGCTTGCAGGAAGGTATCGCATGCTCCGACGGAGATATCACCGTTGTACGAACCGGATACCGTCCGAGATCCAAGCCTTCCCATGGGGGTGAGCATGTCCTTGCGGACCTCACCAGGAAGAATGTTTGCCCGAGCGAGCTTCAGACCCGGGGACGGGTTGAGGCGGAGATACTCCGCGCTCCCTGCGCCAGGTGCCGTGTCGAAGGTTCCTTCCACGTAGTAGGCAACTGACATGTTCCTACCAGTTTGATTCGCCATGATTCCTTCCTCATGCTACGGGTTAAGTGGTATACAATCTCATCGGGATGGTTACAGGAGCAGAGGCCCAACCGGGCTCTCGCTGGAGCACTTGGCCACGGTAAGGGCCGGTATCAGCTCTAACCCGTAGCACATCCCCGTTTGAAAGGGTGATAGGAGTTCCGTGTCCGAACAATGCGATGATAGAATCAACGTACTTATTGATGGCTCCTGTTCCGACGTTGAACGGAACCTTCACCGTGATTCTGTAAAGTGGTGTGGTCTCCTTGATGGTGTTCGTGTTCTCATCTCCCAATGTTACCTGAGAAGATGGACCAGGGATGAACTCCTCCTCGATATATGGGTCACCCGAAGTGGGATCGAACTTCACGTTTTCCCAGGCACGTTGAGAAGGGAGACCTGCCGTTAGTGTTTTTCCGGCTCCGTCGGTTTCTGTGGTCAGTGTCTGATCCACTTGAAGGGTGAGAGCATTTACTTCGAGAATGACGGTCGCTACCTCGTTCGCTGCCTCATCGAATCCTGATCCCGTGATTTCCATCCCGGCGTAGAACCCGTCGTCTATAAACGAGCCGGATGGGCGAACGTAGGTGTCCCCTGTGGCTGATAGGTTGATAGAACCGGTAGTAACTACCGATAGGGTAACCAAGCGGGCTCTAAGGGCTACCTGCATAGCATCGTGATCGATCATTTCACTACCCTTATCCGGGCCAAGTTCAGGATCTTACCGAAGCCCGCTTTTGTCAGTTTAACGGAATGGAACCCACCCACCTTTGATTTCAAGGTCATAGGCTTCCCTCCACGTCCAATGTTCTCCTCGATATTGGGTGCGTACTTTACGAAGGTGATGATCGCTGCCAATAGAGGTTCGATGAACCGGATCTGCCATGAACCCTTGAGATATCCGGTGTCCACAGGCTGACCTGGGGAACCAGTCACCTCGGATCCCTTAACGATCGATCTGTGGATCTCATTAGCCGCTTCACGATGAATAGCTTCCTGCCTCTTCTTCACCTTATCGACGAAGCGGTTGATATCGGATTCAAAGCTCATTTTGAAATCACCACCTTGAACATGATTGGGGATCCATCAGGACCCACCGGCCTAACGTCCCGAATCACGAAGTCCTCGAGGTTCCAAGTGCCCGTATAGCCGACCCTTGGAACATCACCATAAGTGGTAGCTGCGAACAGAAGCGTTGGAGAAGATTCCTCAATCAATTTGAGGGCTTCATACCGCTTCGGATTTCCTCTTGTTCGAATAGCATGTCCGGCGACGCTAGTACCGTTCTGTGAAAAGGTTATTGCTGCTCCTGCTTGTTTGATCTCCCTCAATGCATCAGCATGTTCTACTGAGTAGCTTAGACCTCCTACTCCTGAAACCCGAGTTCCTCCGGATATGACGATACGAGCCATGATCGGAGTACCATCTATCGCCAGAGGTGTAATGTCCCTGGCGGTCCACCGGGAACCCGCCCAAGTACACGCTTCGCCCAAGTCTGGAAGATAGCCCTGCTCGGTCGGAACGAACAACAGAGTAGGGGCGTCATCTCCAATTAATGAAAGTGCTGTGTACTTGGCGGGATTCCCGGGGACTTCTATGGCGAAGCCAGATACTGAACCAAAAGTCACCGCCTCTCCGGCCGCAGATATGTCGGCGAGAGCATCTGCATGTTCTCGGCTATATCCGAAGCCACCTGATGCTTGAGTTCTTACTCCTCCACTGATCACGACCCTTGCCATGATCGGCGGACCGTCTAACGCCAGAGGTGAGATATCCCTGACGTTCCAACCTGCTCCAGCCCAAGAACAGCTTCCTCCTAGTTCAGGTAGATAGCCCAAGTTCGTCGGTACGAAGAGAAGGGTTGGAGCATCTTCAACAATCAGGTCGAGCTCTTTGTACTTCTCAGGATTCTTTGGTACTTCAATCGCGTAACCGGCGATGGTTTCAATCAGAGCCAGTTGAGAACGATTGGTTAGAGGATCAAAGGTTCGATGATACTGACTGAAGGTCACGGCAGCGCCGGCCTCGATCAGATCCTTCAAAGCATCAGCATGCTCCTGTACATACTTCGAGTCAAAGGATCTCTGTGTAGCGATAGCCTTGGAGATCAACTCCAAGAAACCATCCGAAACGATGCCGACGTAGGTTCCCCAAACATCGACTACCAAATAACCATCGACCAACGCGAAGTAAAGCCCTTGGTCTGAGTCTACCAGATCCAAGTGCCCATTCGCGTCGATCGAGGGCCATTTGAACTCAGTCATCGTTCAGGTCCTTACTCCTCCGTTGCTTCTTCGAAGAGTTCGGGTCCACCACCTTCGGTGGCTTCATCCTCGGTATCTTCTTCGAGGCCCCAGTCGTCAGCGTCCTCATCTTCGGACCAGCCGGCGTACATGGGACCGAGACCGACGGCGATTCCCGGTTCGGGGATCACCTTGCAGTTGGACAGATCAGCAGATTTCAGAGGAGCACCATTGGTGGCGATCTCTTCATCCAACAGGATCCCAACTTCTTTGTTGAAGGCGTCGTGGTTCTCGAAGGTGACGGAACCTTGGATATCCTCCATCTCGCCGGTCTCAGGGTTCCTCTGTCGCTGAGGAATCTTGTTCCCATCCTCATCCACCTTGGCGTGTCCGTCGATCAGTCGCTTACGATCTTCCTCGTAAGCTTCCTTATGCTTCTTGGTCCATCGGAACATCCGCCCAATCTTCTTGCTGACCTTCCCGCTTTTGAAACCCCGTCCAGCCAGAAGTTCCAAGGCAGCGTGTGCCTCAAGGATCTGTCGCATGGTCATGGTGGCGTGCGTCATCATGATTCTCCCTTAGGAGTGAAAGAAAGAACCCGTGTCTTACGGGCTCGGGATAACCGATTGGGCTCCAGCCAGGACCTTGTCCATCAGTCCTTGGAGACCACTGAACTCCGCGGCCGAAAGATTGACCGGAGGAGTGTCAGGCATCAGGTGAGGAATGGCGTTCCCAGCGCGAACCGGTGTCATCCGCTTCCCGAACTGATCCTTGATGTAGAACTCGAAATACGCCTCATACGTATTCGGGTCATCACCATTGTCGTTGCAGTGAAGCCGAAGCTCCACTCGATCCACGGAGGTCGGGATCTGAGTTACCTGTTCGTCGAAATTTTCCTGAGCCATGATGTTCTCCTGTCGGTTAGACGAATGCTACTTCGTGTTCGGTTCCGGCACCGTCTTGGAAATAGAGCTTGTTGTCGTTCTTCGTGTAGATCGCGCCGTAGTTCGGTTGAGCAGTCGGAGTGGTTGTTTCTCCAAGGTAAAGAATACCCGTGGCCGAAGCGATGTATCCAGCAGCAGAGAAGTGGTCGTCCGTCGCCAGGATATTGGCACTGTTCCGGTAGAGGTTGACGTCCGACCAGTTGATGACCAGGGTGTCCGAACGGAAGCGCAAGTCCGTGATGACCCCGTTGCCGAGGGCAATCTGATTCGAAGCGTCCGTGTAGG